GGCCACACCGGTAACCCAAGTTTTCAGTACCTGCCATCCACGACCGATACCCGTGTTCCGCACTACGTTCATGCTGGACCTTCGGATCATGGGATAGACAGGGTCCAAATCCCACAGAGACTCGAAGATCGTGGGAACAATCTTCTGCTCCAGTGTGAGTTGGACAGCGTCAGTAATTGTAGCCATCTCTACGTCCTACATACCCTTGAAAACTTCCGAGTGCAGGGCTTGGATTGGTCTGGACCCCTGCGGCCCACTTCCTACTATTGCTTGCCTCGTTCAGCCTGTGTCTGGTGGTAAGCCAGGGTCTCCAGGATATTCTGCTCGAAGGCGTCGCCCTCAGTGGAAGGAACGTGATCGGGGAGCTTCGTTGGATAGACCTCTGTATCACCGCCGCCTGGAGCATGGCCGAGACCTGTGTGGGTCCTCTTGCCAGGGGTACCTAGAGCTTGCAGGTGGGTCTTGATCTCAGGCAAGACCTCCGCAAGAATGCGAATCCCATCTCCAAAATCGCCGTTGAACGAGTCGAGTCGTCCTCGAATTTTCTCATCCACGTAGTCACGGATTGCCTGTCTCCCCTCGGGGGTCTGGGCATTCATATTATAGGCAATCATTTCGTCCTTGTCAAGAGCATTTTTGACAATTCCGTCAATTCTTATTTTCTCGGCCTCTCTGAGGACCCGCTGCACGTCGGGGGACAACCTGGAGTAGTCCACCGGCCCGTCAGGGCGGGAACGAGTCTTAGCCGATTTAGCCGCAGCTTCCTCTTTCAAGTACGACTGGACAGGATTGTCATCGTCGTCGTCATCGTCGTCATTATCACTGAGGTTGAAAGTGCGGGCTGCGATCTGCTCGACCTTATCACCAGGCACTCCGTATTGGGCTCCGATCCGACGGAAGGCATCAAGGGCGTCGTCGCCGCCCTGGAACACTTGCTCCAAGTCCTCCTGGATGGCGAGAGCCTTGGCATTCTCTTTCCTCTGGGTGGCGGCGTCCTGGAATGCTTCCCTCCCAGCGGCACCGGTTTGGGCCTCCGCGATGAGCTTTTCCATCGTCCAATGTTCCTGTCTCCCGTTGATCGTTACCGGATACATCTGTGTCTGATTCGGATGAGGTGCGTTGGCGAGAGCCGGGTGGACTTGGTCTTGGGGAATGTTTATGAGACCCGTGTTGTCCATTGATTCATCGTCCATACTTCATACTCCTTACATTAGGGGTCCGCCCGGAGACATTCCGGGTGGGATGCCCATCTGAGGTTGTGCGGAACGCCTTTGGCCCCCCGCTGCTTCCATAGCTGCCACTTCTTCCGGAGGTGGCAACTCACTTGGGAATCGCTGACCTGCGAGGATTTCGAGGTCCATCTTCCACGTTTCAAACTCTCTGCGAACAGCCTCCGACGCGAGGCTGAACTCGATCTTGTTCATGAACTCTTGCAGCTTGATGAGTTGTATATCCGGGTTCTGGGTGTGCTCACCGATATCGAGGTTTCCAGGCGTGACACCATCCCGGAATAGTGTGATGATCTGCCACGTGCACTTTCGCCACGTCTCCCAAAGTTCACGAGGAGCCCCTGGCATGTCGAGGTTCTCCTCCATAACAGTTATCCAGAACCGTGTGGGGTCTACAAGCTGCATTCCAAACAGTTCCTTCAACTCCTGCTTTCTGATCTCACGATCCCGTGGTTGTCTGTCCTTAATATCAACTTTGATCTCCCACGGTTGAGGAATCGGGTTTTCTGCCAGCTTCATGTCACCCGTTTGCGGGTCGAGGATGACACCCGCAATGGCATCGTCGATCGTGGCCAGTTTGACAGTCTCACCCGGAGCGAGCCGCTCTTTGCTAACCTGTAGCATCCGAGAGAAAACTCCGGCGAAAGCATCAGCAAGACCATGACTTGGGAGACCAAGACTAATATTACCGGTGTTGAATAAGAATCCGAGTCCAGCCGCAGAGTCCACTCGGCCACTTGTTTCTCCTTGATAAGCCGGACCTTGCCCGGATAGTTTCTGTAATAGACCGCCCGCAATATCCGCGACCTTTGCAGGCATGAGCCCGGTATTTGAAGGAGCAATGGTAAATGGCTTGAGGTTCGGGTTCAACGGGTCCGGCTCGAACTTCTCTGCCTTGGGACGGGGGCCGGTCCGCCACCTCTTGATGTCGATACCAGATGCACCCGGAATAAACAAGGTGCCAAACATATCGAGTTCCTGAATATTCTTGAATAAAGACTGGAGCATTCGCTCTATTTGATCGTTCATCGGCATAAGAGGAGCAACGTAACCCCTTGCGAACATCTTGCCAATGTCAGTATGCCGAGCGACGTGAAGCGGACAAAGAACACGGACCTGTTGTTCCTCAAAGTTCTCGTCAACAAGGATAGTCTTTCCGACCTTGATGATGAACCGAGCAACAAACTGTTGTGTATCGTCGTAGATGTAAATTTCTTCCAATGGTACATAGAGTCTTCCATCCTTTCTGGGACCGGGGCGGTCGTAGAAACCACCACCTCCACCCTTAGAGACTTCTGTACCTAAAGAGTCACCCCTGGGTGTCCACAGCCCGGACGCTGTTGCTCCCCCTCCCGCTCCCCCTCCAAAGGCTGAGGAGTCGTGAGCATCGGGAACATTACCACCCCACGGTACATCACGAGCATCCATCTTCGATTCAGGGTGCTTGAGGTCAATCTTCTTGTCGAACACGTTCTTCATACGTTCTTGGAGCCACTGTACTGGCACCCATCTTTTACGAGCGATACCCATAAGATTGCCACAGCCATCCACCCAAGCTGGCATACCTCGTAACTGTCGAGCCGGAACTATTTCGATTTGATCCGGCATATCGGAAAAACCTGTTTCAACGTGGTTCAGACCGACTGTTCCATGTTTGAGGAATGGAATGAGAGCCTGTCGTTTGATATACTCCAGGGGCAATGGTGCCGACAAGGCCCCCAAAGTAGCTGAACCGATGGCGGCTTTCCGTAGGGCGTCGAGTGACTCGCCCTTCTTGCCAGCAACCGGGTTGATCTCCATCTTCATGTATCTACCCATTTCACTCAGGTAGAGTCGAACAATTTCTTCGTATCTCATGTCAAGTTCCCCCTTCGCGTTTTCAAACGCAATTGAGAGATTACCTGACCAACGGTCCATGATTTTGAATCGACGTACACCGGCGAGGTAGGCGTCAATGATTTTATGAGTAGTAACATGTACGTTAGCTTCTTGTTCAGCCGGAATAAGTTCGGCATCCAAAGCATCAACGAGTTCTTTTGATTTCTTAGGAAGAGCGAGTCTGGCCATTCTAGTCCTCTACGGCATTTGTACAGCGTCACACCCTGGGGGTGGCCACTGCGTTTCTGGATTGTCCTCCCAAAGGTCTGTTCCCTCTGGTGGTGTCTCTTGGAGTGTTCGGCGGTGACTAGCAGCCTCTACCGACCGGCCCGAGTTCACCATAGCCATCTCGATTATCCGGTCCGCCATGCGGTCCGCCGAGCGACTCTGGTTCTTGATCTGGTCGTCCATCAACACCCGCATCGCTTCGATCCGCTTGCTGTTGATAACTACCTGCCCCTGTAGTACCATCAACAGTCTAGTGATCTTGTCATTCTGCTCGACCATCGTGGTGATATCATCTTTCCAACCCATGATCTCCTCCTAGTGTATCCACTGATGTGCCTCGTTCACAGGCATTCTCATCCACCAATCTTCAGATGGGCCGAACTCCTCCTCAGCCTCGTCATATCGAGTTTCCAGTAAGGCGGACAAGTCCTGCTCTGTAAGGTCAGAGGCGTTAATCCCCGACATGAGAGGGACACCCAAGAACTCGTATTCACCCTTCTTCATCTCCTCCACAAGGTTGACCGGTTCGTAAATATCTGGGGCGGCACCTTTGTGCTGCTTCCCGATCGCTTGGTGCATTGCCAAAGTGTCGATCGAGTCGTCGTGGTCGAGAAGTGCCATATCCTCCGTGAAGTTCTCGACCTCGTAGAACAGCCGGGCGTACCCGGTCTCTGTCCGCCGATCCACCGGCAACTTGACACGGAAATGGCGGAACCGCCACTCCATCTGCATAATCTTGTCTTCCTTCGCCATCTTCGG